TTAATCAAATATGTTCATAGCTTGATGTTTTTTATCAGTATATAAATGAGAGTACGTTTGAATTGTTTCTGTAATGTTAGAGTGCCTCATTAATTCCATTAATAAATACATATCTACACCATTATTAATTAAATAGCTTGCGTACGAGTGTCTTAAATGGTGTATTTTTAGATTCGGGAATACAGATTTAAAATGATACGAATAGGTAACGTATCTAATAGGTTCTAACCCCCCGAATATAAAATAGTTTTCGTCAAAATATTTATATCTTTTAGAAGATTCATTATACATGTTTTTAAGCATCTCTCTAATTAATTTTGGTACAGGTATTATCCCTTTAGAACTTTCTTTTTTTAGATTATATTCAATTTCTCTATTACTTAAATTGATTTTCTTATTTACGTCAATTTCGCCTTTTATTTTATCGTAATCTTTCCACTGCAAAGCTAAAGCTTCGCCTATTCTAAGACCAGAATAAAATAACAGTTTAGTTAGCTGACGAGAAGTATCGTTTGTGATTTGTTCTACTTTTTCATCAAATTCTTCACGAGTGATAAATTTAGCTTGTGGTTTTGTTCTGGGAATAGGAGTTACCGATAATGTGGGGTCGTATAAGAGCTTGTAATGCTTTTTGGCGTAATTGATAACTGCTTTAAAACCTGCCCACACAGATCGTGCATAGCCAACAGAAAGACCTGCATCGTTTAACAAATAATTCCTGAAAGCAGTACATTGCGTAGTAGTGATTTTGCCAATAGGGATATTTCCGAACCTTTCTTTTATGTGAGTATTATATTCTGTAGTTCGCTTTTCTATTGAGCGTGCAGAAAGATTTTCATTTTTTAAACGATTAAAAAATATATATTCAAAGGGTTGATTGTCCGAGTATCCATATTTAACATTTTGTATAAATTCGCTTTCAGCTAGTTTGGCATCTTTCTTACGTTCAAACCCACGCTTCATTTTTCGTTTGTTATTACCGTATACATCTTTATATCTAATGGAAAAATACCATTTACCTGTATTATCATCCTTATATACTGGCATTTTGCTTTTCCCTCCTCAAAATTGGCAAAAAATAATAAGGGTAGGCGGGCTACCCGTGATTTTAGTACTAGGTACTAAATGTGATATAATAAAATAAAAAGTAGGTGATGAAATGTGTGTAAAATTTACTGACGCAGAAATAGCTTATATAAAAGAATCAGTTGAAAATTATAGTAGTGAATTTGATATTTATGACGATGAACAAGAACTTAAATTAAAAATTTATGAACAAATTATGTTAAAAATCAAATCTGAATACAAGGATACCTATTTATTCCGTCTTATTAATTGATTTGGTATATTCTCTTAATATTTTTTCGTTTTCATCAACGATGTCCTTTAGTGTGTTTAAAAGGAAGTCGCAATCACCTTTGGCTACTGCACCGGCTTGTGAATGGTTGATTATATTTCTCATACTATAAGCAATTTCTACCCGTTTTTTGGTTCTATAATTCACTTTACCCTCTTTAGTTAATTCTCCTAATAATTTGGTGTACATAGTTGAATCGGTGTCTTTATGTTTGATTTTATTCACTTTTTTTAATTTGATTAAAAACGTCTCTATAGCAACAGCAAAGGTTGCTGCAGCTGGCAAATACAACTCCCTTTTATAAGCTTGTAATCCTTGTTCTATTTGATAAGAAAAAGTTATATCATCAACAATCTTTTTCATGCTATTTAAATCTAAGTGGTTGAACGGTTGTATTTCATCATGTGCTTTGTTTATCAATTTCTCTTTCGACTTCGATATCAATGTATTGTAATGATCGTTAGCTAATCGTTTGCCATAATTAAAAAATAAATCTAAATTGTTTTGTATTATTACAGTCCCGATATATTTTCCGTAGTAAATAGACGTGTAATAAATGTAGTTATTAAAATCTAATAATCCGGATTGTTCTTCTACATACTTTTTAGAATCATATATGTATGAAGTAAAGTGTTTAGACAAATGTTTGATATCAGTATTACGAAAATTATATATTTCTTTTAATTTACTGTCATTTGAGATAACAACGATGCAAGGTTCTTCAAAAAAAGATTGATTTAGATAAAATATCGAAATCTTGTAATCGTCTTTTCTCATGAATGGGAAGGCTTCCGGATTACTACTAAACTGATAAATGTATCTGTTTTCAACTACATATTTGTAACCTTCTAAAAAATTACGCAAGTATTCTTTTAAAGTTTTATTCTCTTCCATCCCTCATCCTCCTCACGCCACACAAGCGCTATTAATCAATATCCAATAATTGTTGTTTTTTCTTATCGAACTCTTCCTGAGAAATTACTCCGACATCTAATAATTCTTTATATTTTATTAATTCATCAGCAACAGAAAAACTCATTTTTTCAGAATTGGATGGTTTCATAGAACTTTCTCGAATAGAGATTTGTTCTTGTATTGTTTCCGCCATTCTAGATACAGTGTTTTTTGATATGCTTCCTATAGCGATACTTGATGAACCGTGATGTATAATTATTTCGCCAAAAAGAAGTCCTTTTTTATACGAAACAGAATTGATTTTCTCGAATGGAAATTCATGAAATTTCAAACCATATATCATACCTTTATCTAAGAATAACAATCTTAGATCAGTACATACTATTAAGTAGGTATTATTATTGTACAATCCCGAAGTTACATACATTATGTTTTCATTATCTTTTAAAATCATAGGTAGTTCTTTCACTTCTTTTTTTGTACCAAACAAATCCTCTACACCTATTTCGCTAAATCTTTGGTAGATTTTAGATAAGTTTTCGTCAGATTTATTGATTTCACTTTCAAATTTCACTTCTTTTCTAGGTTTACTTTGGTATTCTTTTAAAATTTCTCTTTTGTCTTCAACAGATAGTTGCTTGTATTGTTTCTTTTCTTCTTTTGTTTTAGTTGCTAAATATTGACTCTCAATCATACTTTCTTTGAACGTTAATCTGCTCTTAGGTAATTCTTTCATGTTCATTTCTCCTTTATTTTTTGATTGTTAAATCGTTAGATCATAAGCATATTTAAATTCATTTATAAAATCAGATTTGCTTTCCATTTTCTCTTCTAAAAAACTTAAGTAGTTTTCTGCGTGGTAATTTTCGTTATTTGACATATAGTCGTTTAACCCATTGTGTATATGTCTTCTGATTACTTTTACCGCTATATGGATCGCTTGAAAACTCATTTGATACTTGTACGAAATTTGCTCAATATTAAAGTTGTTTATATATTTGTATCTTATATGTAAAGGAAACAATAAACATGAAGCAAATGAGTTTGCTTCATATTCTTCAGCAATCCTTCTATAATAATCTTTATATGTGAATGTTTTATTTAAATTAACTCCAGTATGTCCCATTATAAAATGACCATATTCATGAGCTAAAGTAAATCTTAGACGATTCATAGGCAGTAAATCGTTATAAACTATAATCGCTTTGTCTCCTTTTCTAATATGAAACGCTTCTTCTGAACCGAAAATAGAAGGTATTTTAAAATATAAAGTGCCAGTATTCTGAGAAAATTCAGAGAAAGTCACTAATTTAATACGTTTATCTTTTGAGATAATTTCAAATATATCTAAAGGAAAAGATAAGTTATATAGACCATTTGTGATCTCGTAAACTGCTTTCGCAGATTTAAAAAAAGATTTTTCATAATTTAAATTCAATTAAAAAGCCCCTTTGTTACTTAGTTAAATCATCCCAATCATCAAACATTGCTTCTAATATAGTCAAAGCTTTTTGCCTTTGTGCCTCCGTCATATTTTCTGTAGCTCGATGCATAATAAGAATATCTTCACTTTTATCTTCTCCGGAGTACTCATCTTTTTCTCTACCTAATAAGTAATCAACTGATACATCGAAGTGATCGGCAATTTTTTGCACCTTATCAATGCCTGGTTTGGTTTTCTCCCATCTTCTGATTTGTCCGTTTGAAAACCCTAAAGTTCTCTCTAATTCAGCAAAAGTCATACCTTTTGAATTGCACAAATTACGGATTCTTTGTACTAGATTCATAAATTTCTCCTATCACAGATTAACTTTTTCGCTATTTTTGTTGACAATTAGCATAAAAGTTAATATACTGTATTTAAGCTTTAAATTTAGCTTACTAAACACATAACAATTATTCGTTGGGGAACGAGTATTCAATACCTTTATGACAGGCATTACGAATTGTTATAGGTTTATTAAACTATGCTTAAATATTAGCATAAAAGTTATTGGTGTTCAACAGATAATTTATTTGCTTAGAAAAAATGTTATAGGAGGTGCTAATATGTCGACAACAGATTTCGGCTTGAAAGTGAGAACGGAATTATTAAAACGCAACATGACAAACAAGCAACTTGCGGAAATGCTAGAAATTTCAAGTGCTTACTTATCGGATATTTTACGTGGACGTAGAGATGCTTTTGAACAAAAGAAACGTATTGCGAAAATTTTAGAAATTAAAGAAGAGGTGAAGAGTTAATGAATGAAATTAAAACTTTCAGTAACGACATGTTTTCAATCTTAATCAAACAAGATAATGAAAATAATTTATTCGATTTAGAAACTGTCGCAAAAAGTTTGGGGTTCACTCAGTTTAAAAACGGCAAACAATATATTCGTTGGGAAACTATCAATAAATATTTAGGTAAATATCTTTCCCAAGAAGTTGGGAAAGGCGATTTCATACCAGAACCAATGGTATATAAGTTGGCTTTCAAAGCAGGTAATGCTGTAGCAGAAAAATTTCAAGATTGGTTGGCGATGGAAGTCCTACCAGCTATTCGCAAACACGGTATCTACGCAACAGACAATGTAATTGAACAAACATTAAAAGATCCAGACTACATCATTACAGTGTTGACTGAGTATAAGAAAGAAAAAGAGCAAAACTTACTTTTACAACAAGAAATCGGAGAACTAAAACCCAAAGCAGACTATGTAGATGAAATCTTAAAGTCAACTGGCACATTAGCCACAACTCAAATCGCGGCAGACTACGGTATATCAGCACAAAAGTTAAACAAACTACTACACGAAGCTAGACTACAACGAAAAGTAAATAAACAGTGGGTGCTTTACTCAGAACACATGGGCAAGAGTTACACAGATTCAGACACTATAACAATTGTGCGTTCTGATGGCAGAGAAGACACAGTTTTACAAACTAGATGGACACAAAAAGGCAGATTGAAAATACATGAAATCATGACTGAATTCGGTTATGAAGCTAATTTAGGGGGAGCGTAAATGACACCAGAACAAAAAGAAAAGCTAAACAATATAGTATTAACACTTTATGCAGTTAAAGAAAACAAAAGTCAAACATACACACACAAAGATACTCTTACTGTGACATATGCAGGCGAGATTGAGCACACTTACGAAGTCGACAGAGAGAAACACCTTGAATCAATGATTGAGTGGGCAATTGACCAAATCGAACAGCACTTTGATTTAGACGAAGAAGAATAACACACAATTGAACAAACAACTTAATAGGAGGAATTACAAATGAACGCACTATACAAAACAACCCTCCTCACCACAATGGCAGTTGTGACTTGGAAGGTTTGGAAGATAATTATAAAAATGGTGTGAAACTATTTAAAATCTTTTCTTTTATTCTTTAAATCAAAAGCATTAGCAAGACACGAAGCGACATAGCATACAGCTATTACCGCAGTTGAAAAGAAGTAATTCACGTAATCATCATTAGCAGTCCTGACAAACATATTAACAGCAACACTTTTAGCAACAGTTAATGAAACATCGTGAACAAACGATGAGGAAGGAGCCAAAAAATATTGATTGATAGATTTATAGAATATCTTATCACTTTCTTTGGTATTTACGTCATCTATTGGATGGGCAGAATTGACGGTTTTACCAAGAACAGGGACATCGACAGTATCGACAAAAGACTTTCTCAAATGAGTGCTAACTTTGCGGACTTCATCATCCGGAAAGCTGTTAGAACTTATGAATTCATCAAGAATTTTTTCAGAAAATAAATTAGATTTGAACATTGGATGATTCTTAGTTACTTGATGCATATAGGAAGCCCAATCAGATAATTTAGATTGGTTAATTCTAATGCTATTCATAACATTATTAACGGTCGATTGAATTTCCAGAGCGTTCATAACATACGAATTATTCATAGTATTTGCGGCTTTAGCGTAAGCTTCGACAGGCAATTTAGATAAGATAGCTTGATTTTTCTTTATTAAATCTAACTGTCGTTGAGTGAAATTTATATTATTCATAATTACCACCTCCTTTCACTAGGAGATAACTAAATTATACACAACACAAAAATAAAAAGGAGAAAAAGATATGATAAAAAATAGTTTGCAAGCTAAAGAACTTGCGGTAATTTTATCTGTTTCTAAATCCAAAGCAGGACAAATAATAAGAGAACTGAATAAAGAGCTTGAAGATGAAGGATACATTGCGATACGAGGCAGAATACCAGTCCAATTAGCTAGGAAAAAATTCCCTTATCACGACTTATCAGACGAGAGAATAATGGAGGAGTTGAAAAAAGAAAATGAGTAACATTTATAAAAGCTATCTATTAGCAGTATTATGCTTCACAGTCTTAGCGATTGTGCTTATGCCATTGTTGTACTTCACTACAGCATGGTCAATTGCGGGATTCGCAAGTATCGCAACATTCATATTTTATAAAGAATACTTTTATGAAGAATAAAAAAAACTGCTACTTGCGCCAACAAGTAACAGTATCAAGCACTTAAGAAAAATTTCAAGTTAAATATAAAATGAAAAACGGAGGAAGTCAAGATGTATTACGAAATAGGCGAAATCATACGCAAAAATATTCATGTTAACGGATTCGATTTTAAGCTATTCATTTTAAAAGGTCATATGGGCATATCAATACAAGTTAAAGATATGAACAACGTACCAATTAAACATGCTTATGTCGTAGATGAGAATGACTTAGATATGGCATCAGACTTATTCAACCAAGCAATAGATGAATGGATTGAAGAGAACACAGACGAACAGGACAGACTAATTAACTTAGTCATGAGATGGTAGGAGGTCGCTATGAAGCAGACTGTAACTTATATCATTCGTCATAGGGATATGCCAATTTATATAACTAACAAACCAACCGATAACAATTCAGATATTAGTTACTCCACAAATAGAAATAGAGCTAGGGAGTTTAACGGTATGGAAGAAGCGAGTATCAATATGGATTATCACAAAGCAATCAAGAAAACAGTGACAGAAACTATTGAGTACGAGGAGGTAGAACATGACTGAACAAACATTATTTGAACAGTTGAACAGTAAAAACGTGAATGATCATACAGAACAAAAAAATGGATTAACTTATCTAGCATGGTCATATGCACACCAAGAGCTGAAAAAGATTGACCCAAACTACACAGTAAAAGTACACGAGTTTCCACATCCAGATATTAACACAGAAAATTATTTTGTACCTTATTTGGCTACACCAGAAGGCTATTTTGTACAGGTATCTGTGACTGTGAAAGATAGTACAGAGACTGAGTGGCTTCCAGTATTGGACTTTAGAAATAAATCGCTTGCTAAAGGTAGTGCAACAACTTTCGATATTAACAAAGCGCAAAAACGATGTTTTGTTAAAGCTTCGGCTTTACACGGTTTAGGCTTATATATCTACAACGGCGAGGAACTACCAAGTGCAAGTGACAACGATATTACAGAATTAGAAGAGCGTATCAATCAGTTCGTGAACTTATCTCAAGAAAAAGGGCGAGATGCAACTATCGATAAAACGATGAGATGGCTAAAAATATCTAACATTAATAAATTAAGTCAAAAACAAATCGCAGAAGCACACCAAAAATTAGATGCGGGATTAAAACAATTGGATAGTGAGGAGAAACAATAATGTTAAACAGAGCAGTATTAGTAGGACGCTTAACAAAAGACCCAGAATTAAGAAGCGCGCCAAATGGCGTAAATGTAGGTACATTCACATTGGCAGTAAACAGAACATTCACGAATGCTCAAGGCGAGCGTGAAGCAGATTTTATAAACGTAGTAGTGTTCAAGAAACAAGCTGAAAATGTTAAAAACTACCTTTCTAAAGGGTCGCTGGCAGGTGTAGACGGGCGACTACAAACACGTAGCTACGAAAATAAAGTCGGGCAACGTGTATTTGTGACAGAAGTAGTAGCGGACAGTGTTCAATTCTTAGAACCGAAGAATAACAACCAACAACCAAACAACAATTATCATCAACAAAGACAAACTCAAACTGGTAATAATCCTTTTGATAATACCACTGCGATTACTGATGATGACTTACCGTTCTGATTGGAATGATTAGATGCCAATAATTACTAGTTATATCACTCAAGATGACGGTACAACAACAGTTGTCATCTCGGGTGTTGAATTAGGCAATAAAGAAACATTACTACTTGATAACGGATTTGATGTGGAAGTCGATGTAAGCGTCATAGATCCGTTTCAAATTACCGGCAAGCAACGACGAAAAATATTCGCGCTTGTCAAAGACATAGAAGAATATACAGGTCAACCAATGGACTATATGCGACATATGTTCATCGAGTATGTAAGGACTTACTACGGCTATGATGAACGTATTTCACTAAGTAATTGTACGAGAACACAAGCAAGTCAAATCATTGAAGCAACGCTTGACTGGACGTTCTACAATGACATACCACTTAGCTACAAAACAAGCGACTTGCTGAAACAAGATAAATCGTTCTTATACTGGTCAACTGTCAACCGCAACTGTGTAATATGCGGAAAGCCTCACGCTGACCTAGCACATTATGAAGCAGTAGGTAGAGGCATGAACAGAAACAAGATGAATCACTACGACAAACATGTATTAGCGTTATGTCGCGAACATCACAACGAGCAACATCAGATGGGTGTTAAGTCATTTGATGATAAATATCACTTGCATGACTCGTGGATAAAAGTTGATGGAAGATTAAACAAAATGTTGAAAGGAGAGAAAAATGAATGAATAGACTAAGAGTAATAAAAATAGCACTCCTAATCGTCATCTTGGCGGAAGAGATTAGGAATGTTAGAAATTATAAAAAAGCTGTAGGAAAACCATTTTCTAGATATTAAAAACAACATTTGGCAAATGCTTTGCCAAAAGAGGTAATTTCAATGTACCCCTTGTCATACTCAATACAGGCAGGTTTTACAATTGTATAAACTTCATTGATAGATAAATTATAGTAACGAGATATATTTTCTATACCAAAATGATTAATCATATTAAAAACATCACGAACTTTTTTGTAAGTTTCTTTTTCATATTTTTGAATATAATTATTGATTATTTTGGGATCATCAAAACTTTCATAAAGATTTTCATTAGTATAAGAATTTAGACCTATGTCAATTTTTAATAAACCAATTCTTTCTAAATTATTTAATGAAATTTCTGTTGAATTTAAATCGATTGGTGAATTAGAAATAATACTATCTGACAAAAAGTCGCCTGCCTTACTATTGTCTCGTATATATTTGTATCTTACAGCCGGAATAACTTTTTGATTGCATAGAAATTTAAACAATATTGCATCTTTAGGTGACATTTGTTTAATAAGCTCAACAAAAGAGTGATGTACGTCATTTGTTTTGCGATTGTCCATTGCAGATGCAATTAAATTAGAGAAAAGATCTCTTATTACTCTTTCGCTAATATAAAATTTAGAACTTTCAATAGCGGGTCCAATTATTGAAAGTTCAGGTTCTTGTAGATTATTATCAGGTATCTTTTTTACCTTAGATTCAATATTAGCTTTAAAGTCAGTCAAGTCTAATTCTCGTTTATATTGTATTTTAGCAACCCAGTTATGATATCCACCAAAAATTAAATCCCAAGTAGAATTTAATGTTTTGATAGGTCCATCTGCAGCACCTTGAATAATTTTATCAATACCTTTACCTAAAATAGGATCCATAATTATTCACCCCCAATCTAACGCAGTAGCGATAACAAAATTATACCAGAAAGGAGAATCAACATGACTGACCAACCAAGTTACTACTCAATAATTACAGCAAATGTCAGATACGATAACCGACTTACTGACAGCGAAAAGTTACTTTTTGCAGAAATAACATCTTTAAGTAACAAATACGGATACTGCACAGCAAGTAATGGTTACTTTGCAACTTTATACAACGTTGTTAAGGAAACTATATCTCGTAGAATTTCGAACCTTACCAACTTTGGTTATCTAAAAATCGAAATTATCAAAGAAGGTAATGAAGTTAAACAAAGGAAGATGTACCCCTTGACGCAAACGTCAATACCTATTGACGCAAAAATCAATACCCCTATTGATAATTCTGTCAATACCCCTATTGACGCAAATGTCAAAGAGAATATTACAAGTATTAATAATACAAGTAATAACAATATAAATAGAATAGATATATTGTCGGGCAACCCGACACGCATCCCATACAAAGAGATTATTGATTATCTAAACGAAAAGACCGGCAAGAAGTTTAGTCATAAATCTAAAGCTAATCAAAAACTGATACAAGCTAGATTTAATGAAGATAATTCAAAAGAAGATTTCTTTACAGTAATTGATAACATGACTGCTCAATGGAAAGGTAATCCGAAAATGGATGAGTATTTGCGACCTAAAACGTTATTTAGTGGAAACTTTGATAATTATAAAAACCAAACAGCGAAAATTAATAACGAATCTAATCAATATGTAGATGCATTCCAGCGTGCATCACAATCAAGTATAGAAAATTTACCATTTTAAAGGAGTGAGAAAGTGGAGTCATTCCAGAACTTAGCAAAGAAACCAACTTTAAAAAAGCAAATCATTGAACAAGCGTTTGATTTGAAATGTGAGAACTGTGGACGTAAGTACGACTATTACAAATTTGATGACGGTTCAGAATTCAAACATGGTTGTGACTGCGAAATGATAGAGTATGCCAAACAATCAACTGAAAACTATCACAAGAGAAACAGGCGGAGAAAAGCAGAACGCATATTCAAGCAATCGATAATGAACGAAGATCTAACGAAAGCAACGTTTGATAATTACAATCCGACTAATGAACAACTAGTGTATGCAAAAAACTTATGCGAACGTTACGCAAACAATTTCACGTTAGACAATAAACAATCGCTACTAATCCAAGGTTCATTCGGTACAGGTAAATCACACTTATCAATGAGTATTGTTAAATCAGTTAAAGCTAAAGGCTACACAGTGTTATATATGAACGTACCTCAATTGATATCAACAATTAAAAACACTTATAACAACCAAACTGCTATGACCGAACAGGAATTGGCTCAAATTATAAGTGATGTCGATTTGATGGTATTCGATGATTACGGTATCAACATGAATGAATTCGCTACTAGCAAGATGTTCGAGCTTATTGAAAGTAGGATAGGCAAACACAACATCTTTACTACTAACTTAGATGAGAAAGAAATGACAAAAAACAAAGACTTACAACGTATATTCAGCAGAATCATGAGCAATACAACACTAATCAAGATGGACGGTCAAGATTACAGAACTAGAGGTTTAAAACTATGATTACCAAAGAATTTTTAAAAACTAAACTTGAGTGTTCAGATATGTACGCTCAGAAACTCATAGACGAGGCGCAGGGCGATGAAAATAGGTTGTACGACCTATTTATCCAAAAACTTGCAGAACGTCATACACGCCCCGCTATCGTCGAATATTAAGGAGTGTTAAAAAATGCCGAAAGAAAAATATTACTTATACCGAGAAGATGGTACGGAAGATATTAAGGTCATCAAATATAAAGACAACGTAAATGAAGTTTATTCGCTCACAGGAGCCCATTTCAGCGACGAAAAGAAAATTATGACTGATAGTGACCTAAAACGATTCAAAGGCGCTCACGGGCTTCTATATGAGCAAGAACTAGGATTACAAGCAACGATATTTGATATTTAGAGGTGGCACAATGAGTAAATACAACGCTAAGAAAGTTGAGTATAAAGGAATTGTATTTGATAGCAAAGTAGAGTGTGAATATTACCAATATTTAGAAAGTAATATGAATGGCACTAATTATGATCATATCGAAATACAACCGAAATTCGAATTATTACCAAAACTAGATAAACAACGAAAGATTGAATATATTGCAGACTTCGCGTTATATCTCGATGGCAAACTGATTGAAGTTATCGACATTAAAGGTATGCCAACCGAAGTAGCAAAACTTAAAGCTAAGATTTTCAGACATAAATACAGAAACATAAAACTCAATTGGATATGTAAAGCGCCTAAGTATACAGGTAAAACATGGATTACGTACGAGGAATTAATTAAAGCAAGACGAGAACGCAAAAGAGAAATGAAGTGATCTAATGCAACAACAAGCATATATAAATGCAACGATTGATATAAGGATACCTACAGAAGTTGAATATCAGCATTTTGATGATGTGGATAAAGAAAAAGAAGCGCTGGCAGATTACTTATATAACAATCCTGACGAAATACTAGAGTATGACAATTTAAAAATTAGAAACGTAAATGTAGAGGTGGAATAAATGGGCAGTGTTGTAATCATTAATAATAAACCATATAAATTTAACAATTTTGAAAAAAGAAATAATGGCAAAGCGTGGGATAAATGCTGGAATTGTTTCTAAACGTGTTAGAGGTTGTTGGGAGTTTTCAGAAGCTTTAGACGCGCCTTATGGCATGCACCTAAAAGAATATAGAGAAATGAAACAAATGGAAAAGATTAAACAAGCGAGACTCGAACGTGAATTGGAAAGAGAGCGAAAGAAAGAGGCTGAGCTACGTAAGAAGAAGCCACATTTGTTTAATGTACCTCAAAAACATTCACGTGATCCGTACTGGTTCGATGTCACTTATAACCAAATGTTCAAGAAATGGAGTGAAGCATAATGAGCATAATCAGTAACAGAAAAGTAGATATGAACAAAACGCAAGACAACGTTAAGCAACCTGCGCATTACACATACGGCGACATTGAAATTATAGATTTTATTGAACAAGTTACGGCACAGTACCCACCACAATTAGCATTCGCAATAGGTAATGCAATTAAATACTTGTCTAGAGCACCGTTAAAGAATGGTCATGAGGATTTAGCAAAGGCGAAGTTTTACGTCGATAGAGTATTTGACTTGTGGGAGTGATGACCATGACAGATAGCGGACGTAAAGAATACTTAAAACATTTTTTCGGCTCTAAGAGATATCTGTATCAGGATAACGAACGAGTGGCACATATCCATGTAGTAAATGGCACTTATTACTTTCACGGTCATATCGTGCCAGGTTGGCAAGGTGTGAAAAAGACATTTGATACAGCGGAAGAGCTTGAAACATATATAAAGCAAAGTGATTTGGAATATGAGGAACAGAAGCAACTAACTTTATTTTAAAAGGGCGGAAACAATGAAAATCAAAATTGAAAAAGAAATGAATTTACCTGAACTTATCCAATGGGCTTGGGATAACCCCAAGTTATCAGGTAATAAAAGATTCTATTCAAATGATGTTGAGCGCAACTGTTTTGTGACTTTTCATGTTGATAGCATCTTATGTAATGTGACTGGATATGTATCAATTAACGATAAATTTACTGTTCAAGAGGAGATATAACAATGAAAATCAAAGTTAAAAAAGAAATGAGATTAGATGAATTAATTAAATGGGCGCGAGAAAATCCGGATCTATCACAAGGAAAAATATTTTTTTCAACAGGATTTAGTGATGGATTCGTTCGTTTTCATCCAAATACAAATAAGTGTTCGACGTCAAGTTTTATTCCAATTGATATCCCCTTCATAGTTGATATTGAAAAAGAAGTAACGGAAGAGACTAAGTTTGATAGGTTGTTAGAGGTATATGAGATTCAAGAAGGAGTCTATAAATCCGCATTACACAAAGGTATCAGTTTGAACGAACGTTTTGAAGACGACAATATTTTTCCTACTAAAGCATTCTATATCTTAAACGATGACATGACGATGACATTGATTTGGAAAGATGGGGAGTTGGTAGAATGATGTTGAAATTTAAAGCTTGGGATAAAGATAAAAAAGTTATGAGTATTATTGACGAAATCGATTTTAATAGTGGGTACATTTTGATTTCAACAGGTTATAAAAGTTTCAATGAAGTAAAACTATTACAATACACAGGATTTAAAGATGTGCACGGTGTGGAGATTTATGAAGGGGATATTGTTCAAGATTGTTATTCGAGAGAAGTAAGTTTTATCGAGTTTAAAGAAGGAGCCTTTTATATAACTTTTAGCAATGTAACTGAATTACTAAGTGAAAATGACGATATTATTGAAATTGTTGGAAATATTTTTGAAAATGAGATGCTATTGGAGGTTATGAGATGACGTTCACCTTATCAGATGAACAATATAAAAATCTTTGTACTAACTTTAACAAGTTATTAGATAAACTTCACAAAGCATTAAAAGATCGTGAAGAGTACAAGAAGCAACGAGATGAGCTTATTGGGGATATAGGTAAGTTAAGAGAACGCAACAAAGAGCTGGAGAAGAAAGCAAGTGCATGGGATAGGTATTGCAAGAGCGTTGAAAAAGATTTAATAAACGAATTTGGCAAAGATGGTGAAAGAGTTAAATTCGGAATGGAATTAAACAATAAAATTTTTATGGAGGATGACACAAATGAATAATCGCGAAAAAATCGAACAGTCCGTTATTAGTGCTAGTGCGTATAACGGTAATGACACAGAGGGGTTGCTAAAAGAGATTGAGGACGTGTATAAGAAAGCGCAAGCGTTTGATGAAATACTTGAGGGAATGACAAATGCTATTCAACATTCAGTTAAAGAAGGTATTGAACTTGATGAAGCAGTAGGGATTATGACGGGTCAAGTTGTCTATAAATATGAGGAGGCACAGGAAAATGACTAACACATTAACAATTGATCAGTTACAAGAGTTATTACAAATACAAAAGGAGTTCGACGATAGAATACCAACACTAAATTTACGAGATAGCAAGATTGCGTATGTGGTTGAATTCTTTGAATGGTTTAACACATTGGAAACGTTCAAGAATTGGAAGAAGAAACCAGGTAAACCGTTAGACGTACAGCTAGACGAGTTAGCAGACATGTTAGCGTTTGGATTGAGTATTGCTAATCAACAAGCAGATAACATGGAAGAAATTTTGGGTTATTTAGATGACGGAGATTTTAACGACTATATAGAACGAGTTGAAATCGATTTTAACGATAGTGATGTAGTAGATGAATTTATGTCAACTATAGATGAAATGTATGAAAGTCCATATAGTAGCAACTTATTTTTACCGTTTGCATTAGCGAACAACTACTACACTATCGATCAACTCATTGACGCATACAAAAAGAAAATGAAAAGGAACCACGAAAGACAAGATGGAACAGCAGACGCAGGGAAAGGATACGTATAAAGACATATTAGATCGGGTCAAGGAGGTTTTGGGGAAGTGACACAATACTTAGTCACAACATTCAAAGATTCAACAGGACGCAAGCATACACACATAACTCGAGCTAAAAGCAATCAAAGGTTTACAGTTGTTGAGGCAGAGAGTAAAGAAGAAGCGAAAGAGAAGTACAAGGCGCAAGTTAAAAGAGATGCAGTTATTAAAGTGGGTCAGTTGTATGAAAATATAAGGGAGTGTGGGAAATGACGGAGGTTAGAATTAAAACTATTTCAGATAGAGTTTATTACACAACAACAGATCTAGCTTCTGGTGATTATATTAAACTTGTTATGAAGTTAGGGATTGAGTATTTTCTTCCGGTCAAAGATGTGTTCAACAATGAAGTATGGGTTAAAAGAGATGAGATTGAATCATTTACATTTATTGAGGAGGCAGACGATGATTAACATACCTAAAATGAAATTCTCGAAAAAGTACACTGAAATAATCAAAAAATATAAAAATAAAACACCTGAAGAAAAAGCTAAGATTGAAAATGATTTTATTAAAGATATTAATGATAAAGACAGTGAATTTTACAGTCCTATGATGGCTAATATGAATGAACATGAACTAAGGGCTATGTTAAGAATGATGCCTAGTTTAATTGATACTGGAGATGACAATGATGATTAAAAAACTTAAAAATATGGATTGGTTCGATATCTTTATTGCTGGAATACTGCGATTATTCGGCGTAATCGCACTGATGCTTGTTGTCATATCGCCTATCTATACAGTGGCTAGTTACCAAAACAAAGAAGTACATCAAGGGACAATTACAGATAAATATAACAAGAGACAAGATAAAGAAGACAAGTTCTATATTGTATTAGACAACAAACAAGTCATTGAAAACTCCGACTTATTATTCAAAAAGAAATTTGATAGCGCAGACATACAAGCTAGGTTAAAAGTAGGCGATAAGGTAGAAGTTAAAACAATCGGTTATAGAATACACTTTTTAAATTTATATCCGGTCTTATACGAAGTAAAGAAGGTAGATAAACAATGATTAAACAAATACTAAGACTATTATTCTTACTAGCAATGTATGAGTTAGGTAAGTATGTAACTGAGCAAGTGTATATTATGATGACGGCTAATGATGATGTAGAGGCGCCGAGTGACTTCGCAAAGTTGAGCGATCAGTATGATTTGATGAGGGCGGAGGTGTCAGAGTAGATGTATAGCAAAGAGTCAATTGTTAATATGATAGGCACACATAAAATGAAGTGCAATGTATTAGCTGATGTAATACCGGAATATGATAGCAATTCAATAGCTCAGTACGGTATACAAGCAACGTTACCAAAACCACAAGGGGAAAACTCAAGTAAAGTTGAAGATGTTGTTGTGAGGCTTGAAAGAGCAAATAAAAGGTATGCGCAGATGTTAAAAGAAGTCGAGTTTATAAATCAATCACAACAGAGATTGGGGCACGTTGACTTTTGTTTCTTAGAGTTGTTAAAGAAAGGTTATAACAGGGATGCAATTATCAAGAAGATGCCTAACTCTAAATTAAACAGAAACAACTTCCTAGCACGCCGTGATGAGTTAGCAGAAAAGATTTATCTACTACAGTGACGAAAATGACAAAAATGACAGAAATGACGAAAATGACACTATTTTTAAACTGTGAATTAATTTTATATAATTGATTTGTAAGAATTATCTTAAGACGTGGGGTAATAGCCACATTAGATGTTCTCATCGATGTGATTGAGAAGTGACAAACATGTAAAGTTGATATGTTACGCTATTAATCACTTACTACCTGCCTATATGGTGGGTAGTTTAATTCTTGCATTTTGAGTCATAACTATTTTCCTCCTTTCACATTTATTGAACGTAGCTCCTGCACAAGATGTAGGGGCATTTTTTATATTTAAAATAACTAGAGTAATTAACGTAAAGGCGTGTGATACAGTGAAAACAATTGATTAAATTAACACCGAAGCAAGAAAAGTTTGTGCTAGGACTCATAGAGGGCAAGAGCCAACGGAAAGCATATATTGACGCAGGGTATTCGACTAAAGGTAAGAGTGGGGAATATCTAGATAAAGAAGCGAGTACACTTTTTAAAAATCGGAAGGTTTCCGGAAGGTACGAAAAATTGCGTCAAGAAGTAGCTGAACAATCAAAATGGACACGCCAAAAGGCTTTTGAAGAGTATGAGTGGTTAAAGAATACAGCGAAGAACGATATTGAAGTAGAGGGAGTAAAGAAAGCGACAGCTGATGCATTCCTCGCTAGTTTGGACGGCATGAATAGAATGACGTTAGGCAATGAAGTTCTGACTAATAAAAAGATTGAAACTGAAATCAAGATGCTTGAGAAAAAAATCGATCAGATGGATAAATCAGAAAATAATTCACAAGAAGCAGAAGTTGCTAAAGCACTTATTAAGTTAGCGGGTGTTAATGATGATTAATGAAATGTTAAACCCGAAACAACAAGAAGTCTGGAACTGCTTTATAAACGATAGACCCAAAGTATTAATAGCGAGTGGTGCAAAGAGGGCAGGTAAAACATATGTGTTTATCCTGCTTTTTTTAATGCATATAGCTACTTATAAAGACAAGGGGCTTAACTTCATCATTGGAGGAGCGACACAAGCATCTATAAGACGTAACATACTAGATGATATGGAGTTAATACTAGGTAGAGAGTTAACACTCGATAAATCTAACGCGGTCAAAATATTTGGTAATAAAGTGTATGTATTCGACGGACAAAACTCGGATGCATGGAAAAAAGCGCGTGGTTTTACTTCAGCAGGTGCTTTTTTAAACGAGGGAACAGCATTACACAATATGTTTATTAAAGAAGTGTTCTCACGTTGTAGTTACAAAGGCGCGAGGATATTAATTGATACCAACCCCGAAAACCCGATGCATCCAGTTAAAAAAGATTACATTGATAAGAGTGGTCAACGGTTATCGAATGGAAGACTAAATATCAAAGCATTCCAATTTACTTTGTTTGACAATACATTTTTAGATGAAGAATATATTGAATCGATTATCGCAAGTACACCAACAGGAATGTTCACAGATCGTGACATTTATGGTAAGTGGGTTTCTGCTGAGGGTGTTGTATATAAAGATTTCAAAGAAAAAGTTCATTACATCACAGAAGAAGAATTTAAAACTAAACAAATAAAAAGGAAATATGCAGGCGTCGACTGGGGATATGAGCATTATGGTTCTATTATGGTTGTAGCGGAAGACTTCGACGGAAACAAGTACGTTATTGAAGAACACGCACACAGACATAAAGAAATAGATGACTGGGTAGCTATTGCTAAAGGAGTTATAAAAAGGCACGGCGATATTCTTTTTTATTGTGATACAGCTAGACCTGAACATATTGAACGATTTAGAAGAGAAAAGATAAAAGCAAGATATGCTGACAAAGCCGTTATTGCTGGCATCGAAGTTATTTCTAGGTTATTCAAGCTAAATAAGATATTCATTATCAAAGAAAAAGTTAGTTTGTTTAAAGAAGAAATATATAACTACGTTTGGAAAGATAATGCAGACGAACCAGTTAAATTAAACGATGACACATTAGATGCGTTAAGATATGCAGTTTATACAGCTAATAAGCCAAGTGGCACAGGCTTTAATTAAAGGAGGTAATATTTTGTACCCTAGCCAACCAACACAAACAGAAATATTTGATGCTATTGTGAGGACTAACAACAAACCGGAAACATTGGAAGAAATGATTATCAGATATATAAAACAACATTTGGAGAAGTTACCTGAAATCTCAATAGGTCAAGAATATTATGAGCAACGTCCTGATATCGTTAAGGAACCTAAGCCAGTTGATGCTACAGGAGCAGTTGACCCATTGAAACCAGATGACAGAATGATTACTAACTTCCATGCTAACCTAGTAGATCAAAAAGTTTCTTATATTGTAGGTAAGCCTATCGCTTTTAAACATACAGATGATGAAGTAGTTAAACGTATTGATGAAGTTTTAGGAAATAGATTCGATGATAAGTTGCACAGTGTACTAACAGGAGCTAGCAATAAAGGTATTGAATGGTTGCATCCTTACCTTGATGAAGAGGGAGAATTTAAGTTATTTAGAGTGCCAGCAGAACAAGGCATTCCTATATGGACTGATAAAGAGCACGAAGAATTAGAGGCATTTATCAGGATGTACAAATTGGAAAATGAAACTAAAGTTGAATACTGGGATAAAGTAACGGTTAATTTCTACGTTTATGAAAACGGTTCGCTTATTCCGGATTACTCTAACAATTTGGAGAATTCAAAAACGCATTTTAGTACAGGGTCGTGGGGTAAGATTCCTTTTATTCCATTCAAAAATAATGATTTGGAAACATCAGACATATTTATGTACAAAACATTGGTTGATGCGTATAACAGACGATTATCTGATTTATCCAATACTTTTAAAGATTCAAACGAATTAACGTATGTATTAAAGAACTATGATGACCAAGAGTTGCCAGAATTCAAACGGTTACTACGTTATTACGGGGCGATAAAAGTATCGGATAACGGGGGTGTCGACACAATACAGGTAGAAGTACCAGTTGAAAACAGTAAAAAGTATTTAGATGAGTTATATCAAAAAATAATGTTATTTGGTCAAGCGGTTGACTTTAGTTCTGATAAATTCGGTTCTGCTCCAAGTGGGGTTGCGTTAGAGTTTTTATATACTAACTTAAACTTGAAAGCGGATAAGTTAGCGCGTAAAGCTAAAGTTGCTATACAGGAGTTACTTTGGTTTGTGTTTGAGCACTTCGACATCAAAGGAGAACATAAAGATGTCGATATTAGTTTCAACTACAACAAAGTAGCGAATACAGAATTACAAGTACAAACAGCTCAGCAATCTATGGGAATTGTAAGCCATGAAACTGTATTGGAAAATCACCCGTTTGTCGAAGATTTACAAGCAGAGCTCGAACGAATAGAACAAGAACAAATGGAGTACAACAAGCAACTGCCTAATTTAGATGACGGAGGTGCTGACGGTGCCCAACAACAAGAAAGATCTAACAATAAAGAATCAGAATGATATTGATGAGTATATCGACAGTCTAATCTCTAAAGCTAAGAAGCCTATAGAACAACTATTTGCTAATCGACTTAAAGAGATAAAACAAATCATCGCAGATATGTTTGAGAAGTATCAAAGTGATGATGTGTATGTTACATGGACTGAATTTAATAAATATAACAGGCTCAATAAGGAGTTAACTCGTATAGGTACTATGCTGACTGATGATTACAGGCAAATAGCTAAGATGATTCAGAAGTCGCAGGAAGATGCTTATATAGAAAAGTTCCTTATGAGCCTTTATTTATATGAGACGGCGAGTCAAACATCTATGCAGTTTGATGTTCCTAGCAAAGAAGTTATCACATCAGCTATTGAACAACCTATTGAGTTCATTCGATTAGTACCGACGCTACAGAAGCATCGTGATGAAGTGCTGAAAAAGATACGCTTACATATCACACAAGGCATTATGAGCGGAGAGGGCTACTCTAAGATAGCGAAAGCAATCCGTGATGATATTGGTATGTCTAAAGCTCAATCGTTGCGTGTAGCACGTACAGAAGCGGGTAGAGCGATGTCGCAAGCTGGACTTGATAGTGCATTAGTAGCTCAAAAGAATGGCTTACAGATGTATAAGTATTGGCATGCCACTAAAGATACACGTACAAGAGACACACACAGGCATCTAGACGGTGCTAAGAAGAAAATAGACGAACCGTTCAAGTCGAGTGGTTGCGTTGGACAAGCGCCCAAGTTATTCGTTGGTGTGAATAGTGCAAAGGAAAATATCAACTGTCGTTGTAAGCTTATGTATTACATTGACGAAGATGATTTGCCTAGTACAACAAGAGTACGTAAAGATGATGGCACAACCGAAGTAATACCACAAATGACTTATCGTGAGTGGGAGAAATATAAACGTAAAAGAAAGTAGTTTACTGCTCGACCTTAGCATGTCGTTAAACTGCTTCTTTTTATACCAAAATTCTTCGTGGCGTTGCACGTAAAACTCGTAAAAAGGAGTAGTTTAAATGGATTTATACACGTTGTTAGGACAATTTAAAGACGGAGAAATCGACAAGCAGAAAGTAATTGATGCGATTGACGAATCGAAATCGGGAATGGTACCACGTTCAAGATTGAACGACAAGAATACCGAAATCGAAGAGTTAAAAGAAGAGATTTCTAAACGTGATGAACAAATTGTCAAATTGCAAGACTCTGTTAAAGATGATAGCGAGATTCAAAAAGAACTCGAAGAATTAAAGAATCAAAATTCAGAGTGGGAGACAAAGTATAAAGAAACACAACTTAATAACGCAGTTAAGTTAGCGGTTGCTAAAGAAGCAAATGACGCTAACGACATTCTAGCATTCATCAATAAAGATGAACTGGAATTAGTAGACGACGGCACTGTAAAAGGTTTAGATGAAGCGATTAAAACGCTTAAAGAGTCTAAACCTTATTTATTTGCGTCGTCTAAGCCTGTAGGTAAAACACCACAAGGCGGAGGTAATCCAGACTCAGGTGTAACGAAAGAAAAGTTTGACAACATGAGTGTCGCTGAACGTAACGAATTGTATTTGAACGATCGTGAGACATTCGAAAAATTAGTTAATCAAAATTAAACAAAGAAAGAGGTACAAGCATGGCACAAGGACTTACTAAAACAAGTAATCAAATCATTCCAGAAGTATTAGCGCCTATGATGCAAGCGCAACTCGAAAAGAAATTGCGTTTCGCTTCATTTGCAGAAGTAGATAGCACATTACAAGGACAACCGGGAGACACTTTGACATTCCCAGCATTCGTTTATAGCGGAGATGCACAAGTAGTTGCAGAGGGAGAAAAAATCCCAACTGATATCTTAGAAACTAAAAAACGTGAGGCTAAAATTCGTAAAATTGCTAAAGGTACATCTATCACAGATGAGGCTTTATTAAGTGGTTACGGAGACCCTCAAGGCGAACAAGTGCGTCAACACGGTTTAGCACACGCTAACAAAGTTGATAATGACGTATTAGAGGCTTTAATGGGAGCTAAACTTACTGTTAATGCGGACATCACTAAATTAAACGGCTTACAATCAGCAATCGACAAATTTAACGATGAAGACTTAGAACCAATGGTTTTATTTATCAATCCACTTGATGCTGGTAAATTGCGTGGAGATGCATCAACTAACTTTACACGCGCAACTGAATTAGGAGATGACATCATCGTTAAAGGTGCGTTTGGCGAAGCTCTAGGCGCTATCATTGTGCGTTCTAATAAGTTAGAAGCTGGCACGGCTATTTTAGCTAAAAAAGGTGCAGTTAAATTAATCTTGAAACGTGATTTCTTCTTAGAAGTAGCTCGTGACGCATCAACAAAAACAACTGCATTATACAGTGATAAGCACTATGTAGCTTATTTATATGATGAATCTAAAGCAGTGAAAATCACTAAAGGTTCTGGAAGCTTAGAAATGTAATAGGAGGTAGTGACGTATGTATAAAGTAATCGAACGTTTTGAAGATGCACAAGACAACGGACATGAATATCAAGTGGGGGACATATACCCACGTGATGGGTTAGAAGTATCAGAAGAACGATTCACTGAATTATCTACAACAAACAACCGCCGTAATTTAATCGCTATCAAACTTGTTGAAGACAAGCAAGTAGAACAGTCTGAGGCGAACGCTGACGAGCAAAAAAGTTTATCTGATATGAAAGTAGCAGAATTAAAAGAACTTGCTAAAAAGCGTGAAATTAAAGGCTATAGTGATATGAAAAAAGATGAGCTTATCAAAGCTTTAGAGGGTGTTAAGTAATGGACGCAAAAGACGTCAAAATGATTAATGGACTTTCACTCAATGATTCGTCTGACGATGAACAGATCGAATATCTTATTGAAGAATATAAAAGTGTTGCAGAAGATTATTGTAATCAGAAGTTTGATGACAAAGAAGTGCCGTCGGGTGTTAAGAAGTTTATTGCTGAATGTATCAAGTTTGGTACAACTGGCAATATCTCAGCGCGCACGATGGGCACTGTGAGTTATACCTATGTAACCGACATACCTAGTAGTGCTTATGCATATTTATTGCCTTATCGTAAGTTAAGTTGGGGCAAGCGATATGTTTAATCCGTTTGATGAGTTTCCACACACAATTGAAATTGGAGAGGTTGAAGTCGTAGGAACACATCCCAAAGAATACGAGCGTTTTAAAAGTAACGAAACAATTAAAGGGTTTATGGACACGCCTACATCAAGTGAGACACTCAAATTTCATCAGATGAGCAAAGATTTCGACCGAAACCTATATACGCCGTACCACATACCAATAACAAACAAAACTTTATTTAATTACGAGGGTAAAACGTACGAAGTTGTAGGCGAACCGGTCGACCAAGGCGGACAACATGAAATCAATTTAACTAGATTGAGGGTGCGATCTATTGGCAAAGGTTAAGTATGGTAATTGGGACTTAGTAAAAGAGTTGGAAAATTACGAGCGAGACATGGAGCGATGGGCCAAACGAGGTATAGCAAAGACAACTGCTAAGATTCACAATACAATCATTTCATTAATGCCAGTTGATACCGGATATCTTAGAGAAAGTGTAACAATGGACTTTAAAGACGGCGGTTTTACTGGAGTTATTAACATTGGTAGTGAATACGCAATATATGTCAATTATGGTACTGGTATATATGCAACAGGTGCTGGAGGTAGTAGAGCGAAAAAGATACCGTGGTCGTACAAAGATGCGAACGGTAAGTGGCACACTACTAAAGGACAACATGCTCAACCTTTTTGGGAACCGGCAATAGACGCTGGACGAGCATTCTTTAATAAGTATTTTTCATGAGGTGGTTAAGATATGTGGGTATCAGTCGAACGGTACTTATTTAACAAAGTATATAACAAATTAAAAAGTAACCCTATTATCCAAAAACAATTGGGTGGTAGGGTTTTTGATTGCGTTCAGAAAGACGCTGTTTACCCATATATCGTTGTGGGTGAAACAAACGTCACTAACAAAGAAACGACCACGAGCATGGTCGAAGATGTCGGCATCACGTTGCATGTTTATAGTCAAGCACGTAATAGAGATGAGGCATCACAAATAATTCAATTTTTAGGCTTCGTTTTAAATAACGAAATAGAAATTGATTATTATTCATTCATTAAAAGTCGAATTGATACACAAGAAGTGATTACTGACATAGATCAGTACACTAAACACGGTATCATTCGGCTTGTTTTTAAATACAGACATAACACATTACAAAGGAGTGTAACGAATGGCGCAGGATAAATATATTGTCGCTCTCCAAATCGCTGATAAGGATTTAGCTAAGAAGCTAACTATCGAAGAAGCAACGCTTTTAGGTAGTTTAGCAGAGGGTGGACACACTATCAGTAATGACCTTGCTGAAATCATTCAAGGCGGTAAGAAAGATTATAGCCGTAATTCTGTCGAAGAAGAAATCAAGTTGACGCTTGATGTCGTTCCGGGAGATAAAGGTCAATTAGCATTAAAAGAATCAGTTAAACAATTCAAACAGTTACGTGTTTGGATTTGGGAAACTAAAAAACGCGATGGCAAACATCACGGTGTATTCGCATATGTAGTTATCGAAGAGCACGAATGGTCATTCGATGATGAAGATAACAAAATCGAAATCACAGCGAAAGTTAAGTTCAATAGTGCAGACGGTACAATCAATGATTTACCAAAAGAATGGCTTAACCCTAGCGCATTGGCTCCAGTTGTTGAATTCGAAGACATGAACGCTTACGAAGATAGTTATGAAAACCGAACTAAAAAAACAACTGCTGGCAGTAGCGATTTAAGTATGTAATTAACGAGGGCATAAGCCCTCTATTTTTTTGTACAAAATAACGATAAACGAGGTATTTAATATGACTGAAACAACTTTTAATCCAATTACATCATTAACGATTAACAATGAAGAAGTGAAAGCAAAAGCAACATTTATGTTTGATAAAACCGCTAAAAAGTTTGCGACTGAACAAGAAGATAACAAGGGCAGAAAACAAACGATTTCAGGTTTTACTAATGTTTATAACGCTTTATTAGAACGTGACACAGTGGCAATTGTAGACTTTTGGGAATGTGCAACAGCTTATCTAGGTAAAAGCGCGCCAAAAAGAGAAGATATAGAAACGGAAATTATGGAAATCATCGAAAGAGAAAATGACACGTTAAATCTTTTACAAGGTGCGTTGGACGTAATGAACAATAGCGGTTTTTTCAAGCAGAAATCACGTCTATTCTGGACACAGATGAACCAAGCGCCATCGTTAGCCAAAGAAGACGAGAAAGAGGGCGCGAAAGCTGGTATCGAGATGATGAAGAACAACTACAAAGAAATCATGACCGTAGCACCTTATTAGACTATTCGGAAATAAGGCAGATGACCAGTCGTTACATAGGTTATATGAGTAACGACGAGCTAATGAGCATGCTACCTGCTGAATGGAATGACTGGATTATTGGCGCTAGACAAGCATTGATTGACCAAAGGGACATCGCGTTGTACGGCGCTCAATATAATGCAGTCGCTCAAGCTGGTAAATCACTAAAACGTTTTGTTAAGCAGAACGAAAGAGAACATTATATTATTCGTGGTCAAGAAGATGAGTACGAAAGAATGAAACAGCGTGAGCTAGCTAAAAACAAACGTAAAAGAGAAATACAAAAACAAGGGACTCGCAAGTTCCTTAACAGCTTAAAAACAAGTCATAAAGGAGGTTAGGCATGGAAAAGAATTTTCTAGCTCGTGTTACAGCTATAATTAGTGATTTTAAAAGGAATATGAGAACTGCGCAACGTATGGCTAAGACTGATATACCGGACGAAATCAAGACTGAAGTTACAGCTAACATAAGAGATTACCAAAGAGAACTAACGCGAGCTAAATCGATGGCTCAACGTTGGCGAGGGCATTCTGTTAAATTATTCATGAAAACAGATGAGTATAAAGCGAATTTAGAACGCGCTAAAGCTCAAGTAGAGCGATTTAAACAACATAAAGTAGATTTAAAACTAAGTAACACTGAATTAATGGCCAAATATAATGCAACTAAAGCTACTGTTGAAGCTTGGAGAAAACATGTTGTTAAGTTGGATTTAGATGCAAACCCCGCTAAAATGGCGGTTAAAGGGTTTAAAGAAGACTTAATAGATCTTAGCAGGCATAGTTTTGATGTTGATTCCAGCAGATGGAAATTAGGAAATAAATTCACAAAAGAATTCAATGAAGTCGAAGGAGCAGTTAAACGTTCTTTCGGAAGAATTGGTCAGATTATGAGAAAAGAAGTAAATGGAACAAGTGATATTTGGGGTAAACTTAACAACTCATTGAAAGATTACGGCGAGAAAATGGACGCCTTAGCTACTAAAATTCGGACTTTCGGTACAATCTTCGCACAACAAGTCAAAGGTTTAATGATTGCTAGTATACAAGCGTTAATACCGGTAATTGCTGGATTAGTTCCGGCTATCATGGCAGTACTTAATGCTGTTGGTGTATTAGGTGGTGGCGTCATTGGACTAGCTGGTGCATTCTCTGTAGCGGGTGTTGGAGCAGTTGGTTTTGGTGCAATGGCTGTTACTGCACTAAAAATGGTAAAAGATGGTACGTTAGCCGTAACGAAAGAAGTACAGAACTTTAGAAATGCCAGTGATCAATTAAAAACTACATGGCAAGGCATTGTAAAAGAGAATCAAGCAAGTATTTTTAATGCGATGTCAGCAGGTATCAGAGGTGTTACAAGTGCGATGTCTCAATTAAAACCCTTCTTATCCGAAGTATCTATGCTAGTCGAAGCAAACGCGCGCAAGTTTGAAGATTGGGTTAAACATTCTGAAACAGCTAAGAAAGCATTTGAAGCATTAAATAGCGTAGGTGGTGCAATATTCGGAGATTTATTGAACGCCGCAGGACGATTTGGTGATGGACTATTTAACATATTCACTCAACTAATGCCGTTGTTCAAATTTATGTCTCAAGGATTACAGAACATGTCTATAGCTTTCCAAAATTGGGCTAATAGTGTAGCTGGTCAGAACGCTATTAAAGCTTTTATTGATTACACTACAACTAACTTACCTAAGATTGGCCAGATATTTGGAAATGTTTTCGCTGGTATTGGCAACTTAATGATTGCATTTGCTCAAAACAGTTCTAATATTTTTGATTGGTTGGTTAAATTGACTTCTCAATTTAGAGCGTGGTCTGAACAAGTTGGGCAATCTCAAGGGTTCAAAGACTTTATAAGTTACGTACAAGAGAATGGCCCTACTATTATGCAGTTAATCGGTAATATCGTAAAAGCGCTAGTTGCTTTTGGCACTGCAATGGCTCCTATAGCTAGTAAGTTGTTAGATTTCATCACTAATTTAGCTGGTTTTATTGCTAAGTTATTTGAAACGCATCCGGCAGTAGCACAGATTATTGGTGTTATGGGTATTTTAGGCGGTGCATTTTGGGCTTTAATGGCTCCAATTGTTGCTATAAGTAGTGTGCTTACAAATGTGTTTGGTTTGAGCTTATTCAGTGTCGTCAAAAAGATTTTAAGCTTCATTAGAACATCAAGTCTAGTTACTGGAGCTATGGAAGCATTAACAGGTGTTTTTGGAACGATTTCAGCCCCGATTTTAGCAGTAATTGCAGTAATTGGTGCATTCATTGGAGTCCTAGTTTATTTATGGAAAACAAACGAGAATTTCAGAAATACTATTACTGAAGCATGGAACGGCGTTAAAACGGCGGTTTCTGGTGCGATTCAAGGTGTAGTTGGCTGGTTAACTGAATTGTGGGGCAAAATCCAATCAACGTTACAACCGATAATGCCTATATTGCAAGTATTAGGACAAATATTCATGCAAGTCTTAGGTGTTTTGGTAATAGGTATTATTACAAATGTTATGAATATCATACAAGGTTTGTGGACTTTAATTACAATTGCGTTCCAAGCTATAGGAACAGTGATATCCGTAGCAGTCCAAATCATAGTAGGTTTATTCACTGCTTTAATTCAGTTGCTTACTGGCGACTTCTCAGGTGCTTGGGAGACAATTAAAACTACGATTACCAATGTACTTGATACGATTTGGCAATACATGCAATCAGTTTGGGAGTCAATTATCGGCTTTTTAACTGGCGTAATGAATCGAACACTTTCTATGTTTGGTACAAGTTGGTCACAGATATGGAGTACAATCACTAATTTTGTTAGCAGTATTTGGAACACTGTTACAAGTTGGTTCAGTCGAGTGGCTTCGAGTGTAGCTGAAAAAATGGGGCAAGCACTAAACTTTATTATCACAAAAGGTTCCGAATGGGTTTCTAATATTTGGAATACAGTTACAAGTTTCGCAAGTAAAGTAGCTGACGGATTTAAAAGAGTTGTCTCAAATGTAGGCGACGGCATGAAAAACGCGCTTGATAAGATTAAAAGCTTTTTCAGCGATTTTTTAAATGCCGGAGCAGAATTAATAGGCAAAGTAGCTGAGGGTGTAGCTAACGCCGCGCACAAGGTAGTAAGCGCGGTAGGCGATGCGATTTCGTCAGCGTGGGACTCTGTAACTTCATTTGTAAGTGGACACGGTGGAGGTAGTGGTTTAGGTAAAGGTTTAGCGGTATCACAAGCTAAAGTAATGGCTACCAGCTTCGGTAAAACATTTACAAGTGAGTTAGGTTCGACGTTAACGGATGGATTCAACGACAGTTTAACACCAAGCGTTGACGGTCATATGACAAATGATGTGCAACATAGCATGAAAGAAAATAATAGACCTATTGTTAATGTAACTGTTAGAAACGAGGGCGATCTAAACATGATTAAATCACACATTGACGATATGGATGCAAAAGATGGTAGTTTCAACTTAATGTAAGGGAGGTTTGTTTATTGATAGCCCATGATGTAGAAATTATTAAAAATGGTGTGAAGTACCGAGTCAGTGACAATCCTCACACTTACAAACACTTAAGAGTGCTTGATTACAATGTTATCGGTTCGGGTTACAAAAGGAATTATTCGCCTTTAGATGGTGTTGACGGACGTTTCCACAATTACGCTAAAGAAGAATATAAAAAAGTTGAATTAAGATTAAGGTATGAAGTACCTAAAATTGCTTATGCCTCACATCTTAAATCGGACATTCAAACATTGTTTTATGGTCGATTTTATTTAAGAGAGTTAGCAACGCCGGATAATACTATCAAATTTGAAAACATGTTCGAACCGTTAAACCAAGAATTCGAATTAGATTATGTTGATGGCAGACAATTATATGTCGGATTAGTTAGTGAAGTCTCGTTTGATACAACTAAGACTGCCGGAGAATTCACTTTGACTTTCGAAACAACTGAATTACCGTTTTTTGAAAGTATTGGCTATAGCACTGATTTAGAAAGTGATAATGATTTAGAAAAATGGTCGGTTCCGGACAGAATAGCACTAAATGAAAATGATAGAAGTAGACAAATGACATTCTATAATACGAGTTCTGGAGATGTTTATTACAACGGAGATGTGGCATTAACACAATTCAACCAATTCAATGTAGTTGAAATTGAATTGGCCGAAGATGTTAAAGCTGATGATAAAGACGGTTTCACTTTCTATATGGATAAAGGAAACATCTCAGTAATTAAAGATGTCGATTTAAAGGCAGGCGATAAAATCATTTTTGATAACAAGCACACATATAGAGGCAATTTAAATATTGACCTATACAACAAGACGTTAGAACAACCGGTGTTGTATCCCGGTTGGAATCATTTCAAAGCCAACAGACTTATGAAAAAGATAGTCTTTAGACACAAATTATATTACAGATAAGGAGTAGCATATGCCGGTATTATTAAAAAGTTTGCAAGGCGTCGGTCATGCGATTCATGTTAATACAAAGTTAAACGAAAAATTGAATGAAGATAGCACGTTAGACATTGATATGATAGAAAATGCCAGCACTTTCGACGCAATCGGCGCTATTACAAAGATGTGGACTATCACAAATATAAAGGGGGAAGATGACCTCAACGAATATGTAATAGTAATGCTTGATAAATCAACAATCGGAAACAAAATCAAACTTAGTATCAAAGCGAGACAAAAAGAATTAGATGATCTAAACAATTCTAGGATTTACCAAGAATATAACGAAAGTTTCACAGGCGTAGAATTTTTTAACACTGTATTTAAAGGAACTAGTTATAAGTACGTATTGCATACTAAGGTTGACGCGTCAAAATTCGAGGGATTAGGTAAGGGAGACACAAGGCTTGAGATATTCAAAAAAGGGCTTGAACGTTATCATCTCGAATATGAATATGAAGCTAAAACTAAGACGTTTCACTTGTACGATGAATTATCTAAAGTAGCAGGTTACTACATCAAATCAGGTGTAAATGCTGATAATGTCAAAATTCAAGAAGATGCTTCTAAATGCTACACATATATAAGAGGCTATGGCGACTTTGACGGTCAACAAACTTATACAGAGGCTGGATTACAATTCGAATTCACACACCCATTAGCACAACTGATTGGGAAAAGGGAAGCGCCTCCGTTAATAGATGGACGTATAAAAAAAGAAGATGTTTTAAAAAAATCAATGGAGCTAGTGATAAAGAAAAGTGTCACTGCTTCTATTTCTTTGGACTTCGTAGCACAGCCTGAGCATTTTCCAGAGGCTAATCCTAGAATTGGCGATGTCGTAAGAGTGGCCGAACCAACTATAGGCTATAACGACTTAGTAAGAATAGTCGAGATTACTACACATAGAGATGCATATAACAACATCATCAAACAAGATGTAGTATTAGGCGATTTTACAATGCGTGACAGATATAGAAAAGCTATCCATGAAGCTACGAACTATGTTAAGAATGTAAAAACAACTAAGTCAGACCCAGCTAAGTACTTGAGAGAACTAAACGCTAAAGTTAACGCTAGTTTATCTATAAATAATGAATTGGTTAAGCAGAATGAAAAAATAAACGCTAAAGTCGATAAGATGAATACTAAAACAGTTACAACTGCTAATGGTACGATCATGTACGACTTTACTAGTCAATCAAGTATAAGAAACATCAAATCAATTGGAACGATTGGCGACTCTGTAGCTAGAGGGTCGCACGCAAAAACTAATTTCACAGAAATGTTAGGCAAGAAATTGAAAGCTAAAACGACTAATCTTGCAAGAGGTGGCGCAACAATGGCAACAGTTCCAATAGGTAAAGAAGCGGTAGAAAACAGCATTTATAGACAAGCAGAGCAAATAAGAGGCGACCTAATCATATTACAAGGTACAGATGATGACTGGTTACATGATTATTGGGCAGGCGTACCGATAGGCACTGATAAAACGGACACTAAAACGTTTTACGGTGCCTTTTGTTCTGCAATTGAAGTTATACGGAAGAATAATCCAGATTCAAAAATACTAGTGATGACAGCTACAAGACAATGCCCTATGAGTGGTACAACAATACGCCGTAAAGACACGGACAAAAACAAACTAGGGTTAACACTTGAGGACTATGTAAACGCTCAAATATTAGCTTGTAGTGAGTTAGATGTACCAGTGTTTGACGCATATCACACAGATTACTTTAAGCCATACAATCCAGCTTTTAGGAAAGCGAGCATGGAGGACGGCTTACACCCTAACGAAAAAGGTCACGAGGTTATTATGTACGAGTTAATCAAGGATTATTACAGTTTTTACGACTAAAGGAGGCAACCAATGGCTTACGGATTAATAACAAGTTTGCATTCTACCACTGGCGCAAAAGTAGTTGCTCAGCACGAGTACAACTATCGATTACTTGATAATGGAATGAGCAAACTTGAGAAAATGTTTATATATCATCAAAAAGAAGAAATATACGCACACTCAGCGAAACAAATTAAATACTTGAATGACAGTGTTGAAGATTATTTAACGTATTTAAATGGCTGTTTTAGCAACATGGTACTAGGTCATAACGGAGACGGTATCAACGAAGTAAAAGACGCGCGTGTTGATAATACTGGTTATGGTCATAAGACATTGCAAGATCGTTTGTATCATGATTATTCAACACTAGATGCTTTCACTAAAAAGGTTGAGAAAGCTGTAGATGAACACTATAAAGAATATAGAGCGACAGAATACCGATTCGAACCAAAAGAGCAAGAACCGGAATTTATCACTGATTTATCGCCATATACAAATGCAGTAATGCAATCATTTTGGGTAGACCCTAGAACGAAAATTATTTATATGACACAAGCTCGTCCAGGCAATCATTACATGTTATCTAGATTGAAACCTAACGGGCAATTTATTGATAGATTACTTGTTAAGAATGGTGGTCATGGTACGCACAATGCGTATAGATACATTGATGGAGAATTATGGATTTATTCAGCTGTATTGGACAGTAACAAAAACAACAAGTTTGTACGTTTCCAATATAGAACTGGAGAAATAACTTATGGTAATGAAATGCAAGATGTCATGCCGAATATATTTAACGACAGATATACGTCAGCGATTTATAATCCGGTAGAAAATTTAATGATTTTTAGACGTGAATATAAACCCACTGAAAGACAACTTAAGAATTCGTTGAACTTTGTTGAGGTTAGAAGTGCTGATGATATTGATAAAGGTATAGACAAAGTATTGTATCAAATGGATATACCTATGGAATACACTTCAGATACACAACCTATGCAGGGTATTGCGTACGATGCAGGCATTTTATACTGGTACACTGGCGATTCAAATCCGGCTAATCCTAATTACTTACAAGGCTTCGATATCAAAACGAAAGAATTGTTATTTAAACGTCGTATCGATATTGGCGGTGTGAATAACAACTTTAAAGGAGATTTCCAAGAGGCTGAGGGTCTAGATATGTATTACGATCTAGAAACAGGACGCAAAGCACTTTTAATCGGGGTGACTATTGGACCTGGTAACAACAGACACCACTCAATTTATTCAATTGGTCAAAGAGGTGTAAACCAATTCTTAAAAAACATCGCACCTCAAGTATCAATGACTGATTCAGGTGGACGTGTTAAACCGTTACCAGTGCAAAACCCAGCATATCTAAGTGATATTACGGAAGTTGGTCATTACTATATCTATACGCAAGACACACAAAATGCGTTAGATTTCCCGTTACCGAAAGCGTTTAGAGATGCAGGTTGGTTCTTTGATGTACTGCCTGGACACTATAATGGTGCTCTAAGACAAGTACTTACCAGAAACAGCACAGGTAGAAATATGCTTAAATTCGAACGTGTCATCGACATTTTCAATAAGAAAAACAACGGAGCATGGAATTTCTGTCCGCAAAACGCCGGTTATTGGGAACATATCCCTAAGAGCATTACAAAATTATCAGATTTAAAAATCGTTGGTTTAGATTTCTATATCACTACTGAAGAATCAAAACGATTTACTGATTTTCCTAAAGACTTTAAAGGTATTGCAGGTTGGATATTAGAAGTAAAATCGAATACACCAGGTAATACAACACAAGTATTAAGACGTAATAACTTCCCGTCTGCACATCAATTTTTAGTTAGAAACTTTGGTACTGGTGGCGTTGGTAAATGGAGTTTATTCGAAGGAAAGGTGGTTGAATAATGGTAGTAGATAATTTTTCGAAAGATGATAACTTAATCGAGTTACAAACAACATCACAATATAATCCGGTTATTGACACAAACATCAGTTTCTATGAATCAGATAGAGGAACTGGTGTTTTAAATTTTGCAGTAACTAAGAATAATAAGCCGTTATCAATCAGCAAACATAATGCGACGACTAGTATTGTGCTTAAGACGGATAACTTCGACGATGAACACGGCGCTTATATTAGTGATGAACTTACAATTGTTGATGCAATTAATGGACGAATGCAATACGTTATCCCAAACGAGTTCTTAAAATACACTGGTCGAGTACATGCGCAAGCATATTTTACTCAAAACGGTAGCAATAACGTAATTGTAGAGCGTCAATTTAGCTTCAATATTGAGAATGATTTAATTAGTAACTTCGACGGCAAAACAAAATTGGTTTATATCAAATCAATTCAAGACTTAACAGAAAGTGTTAAAGAAGAAGTTGAGGACTTAAAGAAAAGTTTAAGTGATACAAAATCGTTGGTTACTGAAATTGATAGTCGTATTAATCAAGGTATTCAAAGATTAGAAATTAAACAAAATGAAGCGGTACAGATGATTACAACAACACAAGACAAAGCCGTTCAATATATAAATAGCGAGTTCCAGAAAATTGTTGATAAAGAGCAAGCGATTTTTGAACGTGTTAACGAAGTTGAACAACAAATCAATGGCGCTGACCTTGTTAAAGGTAATTCAACAACAAATTGGCAAAAGTCTAAACTTACAGATGATTACGGTAAAGCAATTGAATCGTATGAGCAGTCCATAGATAGTGTTTTAAGCGCAGTTAACACATCTAGGATTATTCATATTACTAATGCAACAGATGCGCCAGAAAAGACGGATATAGGCACGTTAGAGAAGCCTGGACAAGATGGTGTTGATGACGGTTCTTCGTTCGATGAATCAACTTATACATCAAGCAAATCTGGTGTGTTAGTTGTTTATGTTGTTGATAATAATACTGCTCGTGCAACATGGTACCCAGACGATTCAAACGATGAGTACACAAAATACAAAATCTACGGCACATGGTACCCGTTTTATAAAAAGAATGATGGAAACTTAACTAAGCAATTTGTTGAAGAAACGTCTAACAACGCTTTAAATCAAGCTAAGCAGTATGTAGATGATAAATTCGGAACAACGAGCTGGCAACAACATAAGATGACAGAGGCGAATGGTCAATCAATTCAAGTTAACTTAAATAATGCGCAAGGCGATTTGGGATATTTAACTGCTGGTAATTACTATGCAACAAGAGTGCCGGATTTACCAGGTAGCGTTGAAAGTTATGAGGGTTATTTATCGGTATTCGTTAAAGATGATACAAACAAGCTATTTAACTTCACACCTTATAACTCTAAAAAGATTTACACACGATCAATCACAAACGGCAGACTTGAGCAACAGTGGACAGTTCCTAATGAACATAAATCAACGGTATTGTTCGACGGTGGCGCAAATGGTGTAGGTACAACAATCAATCTAACTGAACCGTACACAAACTATTCTATTTTGTTGGTAAGTGGAACTTATCCAGGTGGCGTTATTGAGGGATTCGGACTAACCGCATTACCTAACGCGATTCAATTGAGTAAAGCGAATGTAGTTGACTCAGACGGCAACGGTGGCGGTATTTATGAGTGCTTACTATCCAAAACAAGTAGCACTACTTTAAGAATAGATAACGATGTGTACTTTGATTTAGGTAAAACATCAGGTTCTGGAGCGAATGCCAACAAAGTTACTATAACTAAAATTATGGGGTGGAAATAATGAAAATCACAGTAAACGATAAAAACGAAGTTATCGGATTCGTTAATACTGGCGGTTTACGCAATAGTTTAGATGTAGATGATAACAATGTGCCTATTAAATTTAAAGAAGAGTTCGAACCTAGAAAGTTTGTTTTCACTAACGGCGAAATTAAATACAATAGCAATTTCGAAAAAGAAGACGTACCGAATGCATCAAAACAACAAAGTGAATCAGATTTGAGTGATGAAGAACTTCGCGGAATGGTTGCAAGTATGCAAATGCAGATGACGCAAGTGAACATGTTGACAATGCAATTGACGCAACAAAACGCTATGTTAACACAACAGTTGACCGAACTGAAAACTAACAAAATAAATACTGAGGGGGACGTTTAAATGATGAAGATGATTTATCCAACTTTTAAAGACATTAAAACTTTTTATGTGTGGGGTTGCTATAAAAATGAGCAAATTAAGTGGTACGTAGACATGGGTGTAATCGACAAAGAAGAATATGCATTGATCACTGGTGAAAAATATCCAGAGGCAAAAGATGAAAAGTCACAGGTGTAATGCTTGAGGCTTTTTAATTTAACACAAAGTAGGTGGCGTAATGTTTGGATTTACCAAACGGCACGAACATGAATGGCGAATTAGAAGATTAGAAGAGAATGATAAAACAATGCTTAGCACTCTCAATGAGATTAAATTAGGTCAAAAAACTCAAGAGCAAGTTAACATTAAATTAGATAAAACTTTAGATGCTATCCAGAGGGAAAGACAGATAGACGAAAAAAATAAGAAAGAAAACGACAAAAATATACGCGATATGAAAATGTGGATTCTCGGTTTGATAGGGACTATCTTCAGTACGATTGTCATAGCTTTACTAAGAACTATTTTTGGTATTTAAAGGAGGTGATTACCATGCTTAAAGGGATTTTAGGATATAGCTTCTGGGCGTGCTTCTGGTTTGGTAAATGTAAATAACAGTTAAGAGTCAGTGCTTCGGCACTGGCTTTTTATTTTGATTGAAATGAGGTGCATACATGGGATTACCTAACCCAAAGACTAGAAAGCCTACAGCTAGTGAAGTGGTGGAGTGGGCAAAGTCGAATATTGGTAAGAGGATTAATATAGATAATTATCGGGGCAGTCAATGTTGGGATACACCTAACTTTATTTTTAAAAGATATTGGGGTTTTGTAACATGGGGCAATGCTAAGGATATGGCTAATTACAGATATCCTAAGGGTTTCCGATTCTATCGTTATTCATCTGGATTTGTACCGGAACCTGGAGACATCGCAGTTTGGCACCCTGGCAACGGAATAGGTTCGGACGGACACACCGCAATAGTAGTAGGACCATCTAATAAAAGTTATTTTTATAGCGTTGACCAAAACTGGGTTAATTCTAATAGTTGGACAGGTTCTCCGGGAAGTTTAGTAAGACACCCTTATGTAAGTGTTACAGGCTTTGTCAGACCTCCATATTCAAAAGATACTAGCAAACCTAGTAGTACTGATACAAGTTCAGCATCAAAAGCCAATGACTCAACAATTACTGGCGAAGCGAAGAAACCGCAATTTAAAGAAGTTAAAACAGTAAAATACACTGCTTACAGCAATGTTTTAGATAAAGAAGAGCATTTCATTGATCATATAGTTGTAATGGGTGATGAACGCTCAGATATTCAAGGATTATATATAAAAGAATCAATGCATATGCGTTCTGTAGACGAACTGTATACGCAAAGAAATAAGTTTATAAGCGATTATGAAATACCGCATTTATATGTCGATAGAGAGGCTACATGGCTTGCTAGACCAACCAATTTTGATGACCCGCGTCACCCTAATTGGCTAGTTATTGAAGTATGTGGTGGTCAAACAGATAGCAAACGACAATTCTTATTGAATCAAATACAAGCGTTAATACGTGGTGTTTGGTTATTGTCAGGGATTGATAAAAACTTATCTGAAACGACGTTAAAGGTAGACCCTAATATTTGGCGTAGTATGAAAGATTTAATTAATTACGACTTGATTAAGCAAGGTATACCGGATGACGCAAAGTATGAGCAAGTTAAAAAGAAAATGCTTGAGACGTATATTAAACGAGATATATTGACACGAGAAAATATTAAAGAAGTAACGACAAAAACGACAATACGAATTAGTGATAAAACATCGGTCGACAGTGCATCCAGAAGAGGACCCACTGCATCAGACGAAAAACCAAGCATCGTTACTGAAAAAAGTCCGTTCACGTTCCAGCAAGCACTGGATAGACAAATGTCTAGGGGTAACCCGAAAAAATCTCATACATGGGGCTGGGCTAATGCAACACGAGCACAAACGAGCTCAGCAATGAATGTTAAGCGAATATGGGAAAGTAACACACAATGCTATCAAATGCTTAATTTAGGCAAGTATCAAGGCGTTTCAGTTAGTGCGCTTAATAAGATACTCAAAGGGAAAGGAACGCTAGACGGACAAGGCAAAGCATTTGCAGAAGCCTGTAAGAAAAACAACATTAACGAAATCTATTTGATCGCGCACGCTTTCTTAGAAAGTGGATACGGAACAAGTAACTTCGCTAGTGGTAGATACGGTGCATATAATTACTTCGGTATTGGTGCATTCGACAACGACCCTGATTATGCAATGAAATTTGCTAGGAATAAAGGTTGGACATCTCCAGCAAAAGCAATCATGGGCGGTGCTAGCTTCGTAAGAAAGGATTACATCAACAAAGGGCAGAATACACTGTACAGAATCAGATGGAATCCTAAGAATCCAGCTACGCACCAATACGCTACTGCTATAGAGTGGTGCCAACATCAAGCTAGTACAATCGCTAAGCTATATAAACAAATCGGCTTAAAAGGTATCTACTTTATAAGAGATAAATATAAATAAAGAGGTGTATAAATGTACAAAATAAAAGATGTTGAAACGAGAATAAAAAATGATGGTGTTGACTTAGGTGACATTGGCTGTCGATTTTACACTGAAGATGAAAATACAGCATCTATAAGAATAGGTATCAATGACAAACAAGGTCGTATCGATCTAAAAGCGCATGGCTTAACACCTAGATTGCATTTGTTTATGGAAGATGGCTCTATATTCAAAAATGAGCCCCTTATTATCGACGATGTTGTAAAAGGGTTCCTTACCTACAAGATACCTAAAAAGGTTATCAAACACGCTGGTTATGTACGTTGTAAGCTGTTTTTAGAGAAAGAAGAAGAAAAAATACATGTCGCGAACTTTTCTTTCAATATCGTTGATAGTGGCATTGAATCTGCTGTAGCAAAAGAAATCGATGTTAAATTGGTAGATGATGCTATTACGAGAATTTTAAAAGATAACGCGACAGATTTATTGAGCAAAGACTTTAAAGAGAAAATAGATAAAGATGTCATTTCTTACATCGAAAAGAATGAAAGTAGATTTAAAGGTGCGAAAGGTGATAAAGGCGAACCGGGACAACCTGGTGCAAAAGGTGAAGCAGGTAAAAAAGGAGAACAAGGCGCACCCGGTAAAAACGGTACTGTAGTATCAATCAATCCTGACACTAAAATGTGGCAAATTGATGGTAAAGATACAGATATCAAAGCAGAACCTGAGTTATTGGAAAAAATCAATATCGCAAATGTTGAAGGGTTAGAAAATAAATTGCAAGAAGTTGAAAAAATCAAAGATACAACTCTCAACGACTCTAAAACGTATACGGATTCAAAAATTGCTGAACTAGTTGATAGCGCGCCTGAATCTATGAATACATTAAGAGAATTAGCAGAAGCAATACAAAACAACTCTATTTCAGAAAGTGTATTGCAACAGATTGGCTCAAAAGTTAGTACAGAAGATTTTGAGGGATTCAAACAAACACTAAATGATTTATATGCTCCAAAAAATCATAATCATGACGAGCGGTATGTTTTGTCATCTCAAGCTTTTACTAAACAACAAGCGGATAATTTATATCAACTAAAAAGCGCATCTCAACCGACGGTTAAAATTTGGACAGGAACAGAAAATGAATATAACTATATATATCAAAAAGACCTGAATACGTTGTATTTAATTAAAGGGTGATTTTTATGGAAGGTAATTTTAAAAATGTAAAGAAGTTTATTTACGAAGGTGAAGAATATACAAAAGTATATGCTGGAAATATCCAAGTATGGAAAAAGCCTTCATCTTTTGTAATAAAACCCTTACCTAAAAATAAATATCCGGATAGCATAGAAGAATCAACAGCAAAATGGACAATAAATGGAGTTGAACCTAATAAAAGTTATCAGGTGACAATAGAAAATGTACGTAGCGGTATAATGAGGGTTTCGCAAACTAATTTAGGTTCAAGTGATTTAGGAATATCAGGAGTCAATAGCGGAGTTGCAAGTAAAAATATCAACTTTAGTAATCCTTCAGGGATGTTGTATGTCACTATAAGTGATGTTTATTCAGGATCTCCGACATTGACCATTGAATAATTTTAAACGACTAATTTTTTAGTCGTTTTTTATTTTGGATAAAAGGAGCAAACAAATGGATATTAACTGGAAATTGAGATTTAAAAATAAAGCAGTATTAACAGGTTTAGTTGGTGCATTGTTGCTATTTATCAAGCAAGTCACGGATTTATTCGGATTAGATTTATCTACTCAATTAAATCAAGCTAGCGCAATTATAGGCGCTATCCTCACGTTACTTACAGGTATTGGCGTTATTACTGACCCAACGTCAAAAGGCGTCTCAGATTCATCTATAGCACAGACATATCAAGCGCCTAGAGATAGCAATAAAGAAGAACAACAAGTTACGTGGAAATCATCACAAGACAGCAGTTTAACGCCGGAATTAAGCACGAAAGCACCAAAAGAATATGATACATCACAACCTTTCACAGACGCCTCTAATGAAATCGGTTTTGACGTGAACGAGTATCATCACGGAGGTGGCGACAATGCAAGCAAAATTAACTAAAAAAGAGTTTATAGAGTGGTTGAAAACTTCTGAGGGAAAACAATTCAATGTGGACTTATGGTATGGATTTCAATGCTTTGATTATGCCAATGCTGGTTGGAAAGTTTTGTTTGGATTACTTCTGAAAGGTTTAGGTGCAAAAGATATACCATTTGCAAACAATTTCGATGAACTAGCTACTGTATACCAAAATACACCGGACTTTTTGGCACAACCCGGCGACATGGTTGTATTCGGTAGCAATTACGGTGCAGGATACGGACACGTAGCATGGGTAATTGAAGCAACTTTAGATTATATCATTGTATATGAGCAGAATTGGCTAGGCGGTGGCTGGACTGACAGAATCGAACAACCCGGCTGGGGTTGGGAAAAAGTTACAAGACGACAACATGCTTACGATTTCCCTATGTGGTTTATCCGTCCTAACTTCAAAAGCGAAACAGCTCCACGATCAATACAATCTCCTACGCAAGCATCTAAAAAGGAAACAGCTAAGCCACAACCTAAAGCGGTAGAACTTAAAATTATCAAAGATGTGGTTAAAGGTTATGACCTTCCTAAACGTGGTGGTAATCCTAAGGGTATAGTTATTCATAACGACGCAGGAAGCAAAGGGGCAACAGCAGAAGCGTATCGAAACGGATTAGTTAACGCACCTTTATCAAGATTAGAAGCGGGTATTGCGCATAGTTATGTATCAGGTAACACAGTGTGGCAAGCTTTAGATGAATCGCAAGTAGGTTGGCATACTGCTAACCAATTAGGCAATAAATATTATTACGGTATTGAAGTGTGTCAATCAATGGGAGCGGATAATGCGACGTTTTTAAAAAATGAACAGGCGACTTTCCAAGAATGCGCTAGATTGTTGAAAAAATGGGGATTACCAGCAAACAGAAATACAATCAGATTACACAACGAATTCACTTCAACATCATGCCCACACAGAAGCTCAGTATTGCACACTGGTTTTGACCCAGTAACTCGTGGCCTATTGCCGGAAGATAAACAATTACAACTTAAAGACTACTTTATCAAGCAAATTAGAGTGTATATGGACGGTAAGATACCAGTTGCCACTGTCTCTAATGAGTCAAGCGCTTCAAGTAATACAGTTAAACCAGTTGCGAGTGCATGGAAACGTAATAAATATGGTACTTACTACATGGAAGAAAGTGCTAGATTCACAAACGGTAATCAACCAATCACTGTAAGAAAAATAGGACCATTCTTATCATGCCCGGTAGCTTACCAATTCCAACCTGGTGGATATTGTGATTATACAGAAGTGATGTTACAAGATGGTCATGTTTGGGTAGGATATACATGGGAGGGGCAACGTTATTACTTGCCTATTAGAACATGGAATGGTTCTGCCCCACCTAATCAGATATTAGGTGACTTATGGGGAGAAATCAGTTAGAATGACATAGTCATGTCTATTTGAGCAGGTGCGTTACATACCTGCTTTCTATTTACATTTAAAGATAAAATGTGCTATTATTTTACTAGAACTTTTTAACATTTCTCTCAAGATTTAAATGTAGATAACAGGCAGGTACTACGGTACTTGCCTATTTTTTATGCAAATTTTAAAAAACACTTGCTTAATAAACAATTGTTTAGTATAATTATATTTGTAGGTTAGTTGATGACTTACAAATTATGTGTAAGGAGGTGAAAAGCCTCATGCTAGACATAATAAAAACACTTCTAGAACATCAAGTATTGGCAGTACTGATAATTCCAGAAGTGTTAAAACAACTTAGAGAATGGCATCTCGGCTACCTAGACCGAAAGCCAAACAACAAAGATTAACATTATGCTTGGAGCCTGATGGCTCCTCCTTACACTTATATAATATAATATTATTTGGAGGTTTTCAATTATGACAGAACAAATGTATTTAATATTGTTTTTATTAAGCCTACCATTGTTATTATTTATCGGGAGAAAAACACATTTTTATTGTTTAGATAAAAAGAATGGACGTAGATAATATGAGTGATTATAAATTAAAAATAATTGAATTGATCAAAAGTGATATAACAGGTTACCAAATTCACAAACAAACTGGCGTAGCGCAATATGTAATTTCACAATTAAGGCAAGGAAAGCGCGAAGTAGATAACTTAACTTTAAATACAACTGAAAAACTATACAGTTACGCACGACAAGTGTTATAA